ACCAAGGTTTTTGAGAACGTCACCAATCAGGCCAGCGCTTTTAATTTCAGCAAGAGCATTTGCTATCTGCAGGTACTGACTGTGCGGATTATCTGCATCTGCGTGCTTCTTCATCACGCTGTCGGCGTAGGCCTTAACCTCGATCAAAGCGTCATCAACATATTTACGCGTCGCCAGCACCACGGACGGATCTATTTTCAGCGTCACAGCGCTGGTGCTATTCACGATTAAAATCATGCGAACCGTCTGCGTGCGGCCGCTGCCTTCGGCAAGTTGCGGCTTGTAGGTCTCTGCACAGTTCGCCACCGCCATCAGAACGCCGTCTGCGTCATACAGCCCAATCTCACGAATCCAGAAACCGCCCTCGCTCTCCGGGATAATCTGCTCGGCAATAATCTGGCTGCTGTTCGCCGCATCAATCGACAACGAGTTAAGCTGTGCGCGACGTTTCTCGCCAATAAGTTTCGTCTGCGCCGGGTCTGGCGTGGGCAACGTGCCGCCACCGTCACCAACGGCCATTTCTTTAAGGTCTACTTTAGTGCCGAGCGCGGCGGCGTTCGCCAGCTTAGCCGCGCCCTGATTGGTCAGCAGGGCAAAATATTTTGTCGTCATGCGCTCACTTCCGTCAGGTCGATAAGATGCACCGCCGCACCGGAATAGACCGGCCCGCCGACGCTGATTAGTTCAGGGGTGTAGGGATAAACGGTCAGCTCGTCGCCGCTGTAGCTGGCGACAGCAACCGGGATTGCGCCGTTTGCATCGAGATTGATGGACAGCCCGATCAGATGGCGGCTGCACGGCTTAGCATCCGCAATTAACCGTTCCAGCTCGTTGTACATTTCCTCAGTGATGCCGGTATCAAGCACACCCACATCAAGCCGGAATGTGCCTAGCGTTTCGTTAGTCTTCCACCATTCGATAACGCGGATCAGATAGCCCAGCGGCTCAACCACGCGACGGATTGCGCCAATGGTTCCTTTATGGCGGTGCACGTAACGCGCAGCCGCCACTACGGCACGCTTGGTTGATTCACTCCAGCCAGAATCCCAGCGGTCAACTGACCATGCCCACGCCAGATAGGGCAGCAACTGCACCGGGCAGGTTTGCGGGTTCCATAGCTGGCGCAGCGGCACATTCATCGTGCTGAGGATTGCCAGCGCTTCAGCGGCGGCGACTTCCAGTGACGATGAGCCGGTGGGCAGCAGGCGATCACTCATCCGAGCCCCCCACGGTCAGCGTGTAGCCGGTGCAATATGCCGCCTGCGTCTTGTCCAGCACCACGTCAGCGACAGGCTGAATCAGATTTACGCGCTGCACGCCCTCAACGTGGATAGCCGCATACAGCGCCGACAGACGAATATCGCGCCCCAGCCGTTTCTGTGCCGTCACGTAGGCCGCAAGCTTTGCCTCTGATGCCGCCCGGATGGGTTCAGCCTCCGGCCCCGGATAGAGATAAAGCTCAGCTTCGATGGCGTAATCAACAATCTCTGCCGACTGCACGCCTACGCGGTCAGCCACCGGGCGCACGTTCTCATCGTTCAGCGCGGCATCTACCACCGCCAGCAGGTCGTCGGCAGCGGTGCCATTACCCTCGCGCGCCAGCACAGTTACCGTAACAACGGCGGGCGATGGACTGATGGCGGACGCATCTGCCACTCTGCCGTCAGCGCTTCGTGCGTGGTACTCATATGCGCCAGTCGGCCCGGCCACGCTCAGGCCTTCGAATGCAGCGGCGATACGGGCGCGAAAATCATCATTACTTTCCATCACCGCTGCCGTGGGCGGGATAGTCGTTTCATCTGCCGCTGTAATGGTCAGGCGTTCAACGCCGTTATTCGCACCGAGTTGGTCGAGATCGTCGTCAAGTGCATAAGCCACCATCACGGCCTTAGCCGCTTCGTTGATGCGCTGGCGCAGAATCACTTCGCGATAGGCATTTTCCTGCAGCAGCTTCACGATGGGTTCAGATTCAAGCGCCAGCGTGCGTGCGACAGCGGCCTGCTGTTCTTCCGGGTAGAGCGAAATCAGCGTGGCTTTGCGCTCGGTCAGAAGGATTTCATAGTCCAGCGTTTCCACCACGTCGGGCGCGGGTAACTGGCTCAAGTCAATAGTTGCCATGTTCTCAGCTCACAGGAACGGTTAAGGTAAAAGGCTGTGTCGTGTCGGCGCGGTTGCCGGTCAGCTCAACCACCATGCCGCCGTTGAAATCAGAATCGAAATTGATGCCGGTGAGTTTTACCCGCGGCTCCCACTGCAGGATCGCCATATAACAGGCGGACATAATCTGCAGACGGAGCGATTCGTTTTGCGGCTGGTCAATCAACGCCGACAGCAGCGAGCCGTACTTGCGCCGCATCACCCTGGAGCCGAGCGGCGTTAAAAGAATGTCGCGCACTGACTGGCGGATATGGTCGAGGTCGTTAAGCGCCTCTCCGGTCTCACGGTTCATGCCAATGTATTTTGCTGTCGTCATTCAGGGCCGTCCGTTCTGCTGCTTCCGCGTTGTATGCCGCCGTGGTCGTGGTCATCAACAACAACGCCATTCGAATCGAACTTCCCACCGCTGTGCTCAACGTTGCCGGTCATCTTGCCGCCTTCTGTAAATTCAAACGTTTTGGCTTTCAGATGCGCAGAGCATTCAACCTCTGGCGTACTCAGCAGGATCTTTACCGCCGCCTCAATGGTTGCGGTCTGAATGCCGGTTGCTTTTAGCGCGCCGGTTTCCGGTTCGTATTCAATCACTGCGCCGTCAGGGAATGACCAGTGCAGTGCGTCAGCCGATGCAGATGGGGCGGGATTGTCATCAGAGAAGATGCCCGGCAGTACAAACCCGGTATCGAGTTCACCGCCGAGGCATAAAACGAGTACCTGCTCACCCACCGACGGGGCATTCCAAGAACGGGTTTTACCCGCACGAGCAGACAGCCAGTGAAGCCAGCCGGTAGTGTTATTACCTGTATCCACGCGGCATAACCCACCGTCCAGTTTTACGGCGGATACGGTGCCAATGCGGATCAGGTTGCGCAGCAGGCGCAGGATTTCTGTAATTTGCTCATTCATATGAGCATAATAGGGCTAAATGAATTTAAGCCGCAAAGCGATAGCGCGTGCTGGTCGATTAGCAAACAATTCTATAAAGAAGAGGATATAAACTGATGGAGCAATTTTTCTCGCTTTCTGGTGTAAGAGATGAAATTAATAAATACAGAAAAAAGTTATCACAAGTTGTGCCTGATAATGAATTTGAGAAGGAAAGAAATGATTACATTAAATCCATACTAAGTAACTTTGTTAATTCTCCGGATGAGTGGGAGTCAAAGACACAAGTAAACATTGGGTATATTTCTAATGTAATGATGAACGAACTTAAAGCTCAGGATATGGATAAGGATGGGCTGGATATTGTTTTTACCACTTGCTTTAGATTTCTTTTGGAATATTACATAAACTCCCCTGGTGAGCTTGCTCCCCCGTATAGCTCCATGAAAGGATTCGCAATTCATAATATCAGTGGCTTTGGACAAAGAGCCCAAGATCAAATTGAATACGCGTTGAGAGAAATGCCAATTAGCATGTTAAAAGGGATGCTCAATGATACGGATTTTAAAACTGTCCGTGAATTGCCCTCTATAACGAAAGCCGGTGAGGAACTAAAAACAAAGTGGGACTTTGAATTAGATGAACGGTTAAAAAGAATAGAAGCATTAGATTCATCTCTTAAGGAAAAAGAGCATGCTTTTAATTTTGTAGGTTTACATAAAGGGTTTTCAGATCTTTCTCGAATGAAAGAATCTGAGTATACCTGGGCAAGAGGAACACTTATTGGTCTTGCCATCGCTCTTCCGCTTCCTACAATTATACAGACTTGTTTTTTTATTTTCTCAGCGATTACTTTCTCATCTCCTTGGGACTTGGTTAAAATCGCACCTGCGGTGTCATTGACGCTATTGCTAATCTATTTTTTTAGAGTTGCATTGAAAAACTTCAACTCAATCCGGGCTCAGATTATGCAAATTGAGTTACGAAAAAGCCTTTGCCAATTCATTCAAAGCTACGCTGATTATTCTGAAGGGAAGAAATCAAAAGAACATAACCCCCTTGAAAGATTTGAAGAAATAGTTTTTTCTAACATAATGGTAATGGAAGATAAAATACCATCAACCTTTGATGGCCTTGAACAAATTGCAGCGGTTCTTAACGCTATGAAAAAAAACTAAAATTCATTGTAAATACTTGAATATCATAGTTTCAATTAGTTCGAAGTCGCCCTTTCTAATACCAAGTAAAGGGCGTACTTCATACCTTATCTCTTTACCATTCCGCGATGGCCTATCACGCAAGCCATAATGGTGCACCCGCGCCATGCGCTGCACGTGTCCGGTAAACTCGACTACCGCTTCATCTGAAGTCGCGCGAGCTTTCATGTATTTCGCAGTGCGGAGTTTGGCGAACATCTCACGCTTAACCCGGCCCTTTTTGCTGCGTATCCGTTGTGCCTTGCGTGGCTTAAAGGGTGTGCCATCTGGAGCCTGCTGGCGCTTGATGTTCTGCTGCTGGCTGGCGCGCAGCTTCTTCGCGATATTGCGCGCCATCTCCTTACGTGAAGACGGCGAAAGATTGCCTATCAGTGCGTTAAGCCGGTCATTGACCAGTTGTAAGTCACTCATGATCGCCACTCGCTAACCAGATCACCGCCAGCATAGAGCTGCACGGGACGCGCATCGTTCTCAGGTAATGGATTTTCGCCAACGTGATTAACGTGCAGTTCATCACCCACGCGCTTGACGATCACCCGCTCGCTCAGTTGCAGATCAATACTGATATCGCTGGCCGTGTCGCTGATGACGTCCGCCTTGAACGTGAAGCCGGTCTGCTGCTTTTCTTTTGTCGCCATGATGTCGGGTTCATTTACACGCAACCATTCCAGCATCGGCACAATCAGCAGATCGATATCGCCGGTGTAGTCAGTGATCACCATGTTTAGCCGGTACTGATATTCAAACGACAGCGAGGTGGCGAGCGTTGACACGATACGCCCGCTGTCAATGAACACATTCAGGCTGTCAGGGTTGCGCTGCAGCAGCGGCACGCTGTCGGTCAGCGCCTTGCGGAGTTGTTGAGGTTTCAGCATCGTGTTGCTCCTGGCACTCTTTAATGATTTCGATCTGCAGCCCACAGGAGGCGAGCGTCGCCTCAAGCTGGCGGTTGTCCGCCGCCAGATCGCCCGCCGTTCTCAGGCTATTTCCCGGCACCGGGCAGCTTGTCACGCGCGGACAGCCAATCCAGATAATCTCTGGCGCTGGTGAAGGCGGGGCGGGTGTGCAGCCTGATAACATCGTCAGGCAAAGCAGTAACAGACCAGTCACGGAGTATCGGGTTTGCATCGGTTTCCCTCTGTATGTGTGCCTCTCGCGTCAGCGCCCCGGCGCTGGCTTTACCCTGCATTAGCCGCAGCGTGGCTTCGCGCTTCTGCCCTTCGTTGTTTTGAATTTTAAGCCGGGTGATGGCTTTATCCCGGCTCTCGATACCGGCGGACAGTGTGCCGATAACCCGCTGCGCACTCGCCAGCTCATCGCTGGCAACCGACCATCGCCAGCCGGTTAGTGCCAGCGCCAGCAGCGCCACGGCTAAAAGGGTTCCCGTAATGCGTATCACAACGCCCCCTTAAGGCACCATGCCAGCTCTCGCACGCGACGGTTATCCAGCCCCTGATTAAACACGCCTTTCACGTACACCCAGCGCGGCAACTGATAGCAGGCTTCGCGCCAGCGGCTCTGGTTCAACAGCTTCACCATCGTTGAGCTGCAGGCATTGCCCGTGCCGACGTTGAAGGCCAGCGACACCACGGCGTCGTAAACCTTTTGCGGCACCTTCACGAACAGGCAACGCGTTAACGCCTTTTCCGTGCGGAGCACGTTAGCGATAAACGTGCCCGCCGCCTGCCGCTCGGTGATAGCTTTGCCCGGCACCACGCCAACCGTATTGCCGATGCCATCCGTCCATTTGTCCGCGTTGCACTTGTAGGGACTCAGGCGACAGCCCTCGTAATCGGCGATAAGTTTCAGTCCCTCTACCGAGGTGTGCAGCTGCTGAAAGCCCGGCAGCGTGGCGGCAATCGCCAGCACCACGCCAATCGAGCAGCGCTTAACGGTTTGCAGATTCATAGTCACTCCGGCTGATGCGGCCTGTTGCAAAAAGCTGGTAGGTTTTGCGCCGGTAATACCAGCTCACCAGAAACATGCCGACGCCGAGCACCATGCCGAGGATCGTCGCCACGTCCTGCAAATCCCATTTACCGAGCCAGCCCATCACCACGGCAATGCTGTAGGTGATAAAGGCGCTGATGCGCTCCATCGTGATGTTCATGATTCAGTCCCAAAGATTAACGGTCTCACCCGTTGACGATTCCGGCAGCTCAGGCAGAACGACCGGCCAGCCGTGCGGCAGTATCAGCCCGGCGTCGGCGAGGCCGGGGTTAGCATCAAAGACCGATTCCGTTACCTGCTCCGTGCGCCCGTAGTGGCGGTAGCAGATATCGTCCACGGTATCGCCCTGCAGGGCGTAAACCCGCGTCACAGCAGGCTCACGATGCAGTTAGGGCGCTCACCAACGCGGCTGATGCTGAACCGCGCGTCGCGCCAGTATTCGTCGGCGCTGGCTTCAACGTCTCCGGCCTTCTTCATGCCGCTGGCGTCATAGCCGCGATAGCGCTCGGCGATGGTAGCGGCGGTGATAGCCTCAACGGCGGCAAGGTAGTGCGTGATTTTTTCGCTTATGCCGTCCAGCACTTCCGCCGGGATGTCAGCGAGCGTTTTAAAGCCCGCCGCCATCTGGTCAGCGCGCCAGTCGTACAGCTCGGCGTTCACTTCGCTAATCGCCGTTTTCACCGCCAGCCGCAGGCGCTGCGCGGTGACGGTTCCCTCGTAGCGCAGTGACTCGCGCAGTTGCTGCAGGTCGATATCAGGCCAGAAAAACGTGTTCTTTACCGGCGGCTCGGCAGTCTCTGCCGGTCGCTGTGCTGCTATTACCAGCGTGCTCATAGTTGGCCTCAGAAATAGGTGGGCGGTGGAGGACGGCGCAGGCACTGAAAGTGCGTTGCCGTCCTGCCGCCCTGCGCGGGGTCGCGTCCGGTCAGCGGCTGGCCTGCGCCTGCTTTTTCATGGCAGTCGCCAGCCGCTCTATGTCTTTTTTCACGCCGCAGCCCTCATGCAACTGCAGCGCGCGTTTCAGGTGATGCATGGCTTCCAGAGTCCCGCCCGAATCGCGATACACATACCCGGCGATTTTGTGCAGCTTGGCGCGCACCTGATCGGGCATGTCTTCGGCGTCGGTCAGCCGGATGGTTTCAAGCAGCGGCGCAATATCGACCGCCTCTTTTGCCGTCCAGGCGCGTGTCGCGGCGCTGGCAACTTCTTCTGCCAGCAGATACGGCAGGCTGTCTCGTTTAAATCCGTCGGGCGGCACCAGACCGTGCGTGAGAGCGTAACGGGCGATTTCGAGCGCGCCGGTTACGTCGCCTGTGTCCAGTCGCCAGATCATGACGGTCATCACGATGGCATCCTGCGCGCCGCGCCCGCTGTTCATCACGCCTGCAATCCACGGCAGGTAGCCGGGCAGGAGCTGGCGCTTTAGCTCAGCCTTGCGCTCTACCGAGTGGACTTTCTTCAGGCGTCGCTTGTCCTCGTTAAGTTTCACGAGCATCTGCTCATAGCCGGTGGCGTGGCGCAGCTGGTTCGCATCCCGCTGCGATTCGGTTTCGGCCTGGACGCGCATCCGGTGACGGCGGGCGGGACTCAGCATGCGTTACTCTCCCGCTGCCGGGGTTTCGGTGGTGGCTGCAGCCGGTTCACTGAAATCACCGAGTTCGATGTTTTCAATCACGCAGCCCGCCGCATAGTCCTCCACCACGTAATCCTCATTAGCGGACTCGTAGTTTTCGATGCGGTCACGCTTCGGCACCTCCTCGATGTGGCGGCGCTGCGTGCCTTCCTGCCAGTAAATCGACAGGTTATCGGTGCGGGTGATCATCATGGCGTTGGCCGGGAAGTACGGCACGCGCACCGCTGGCAGGTTGCCGATGCGCTTCTGGCTGATGATGACGTCAGCGGCAAGCTGCTCGGTGTTCGCCTGGTCTTTGTTCACAATCGGGAAATACTTGTCGGCCAGAAGCTGACGGCCAACGATGACGACCAGCTCCGGGTCTTCCTGATACCAGGGCTCGATCAGATTGTTGGTGGCGTCCATCACAAGCGCGTCGAGGTTGGCATAGTCGCCGTCTTTGCCCACGCGGATTTTGGGCGAAATCACCGTGCCGTCTTCCTCCGTGATTTTGCTCATCACACGGCTCGGCGCTTCGTTGCGGTACTTCTGCAGCCAGCCAACCGCCACGTCCTGCAGCATCGGGTTGGCTGCGCGGTTGGAGGTTTTCGCGCGATGCGTGCCGTTAAAGCCGATCATGATGCGGTCCAGTGCCTGCCGCTGGATGATGGAATCGCGTAAGCGGGTCTGGAAATCGTCATAGCGCGCCCACAGGTCGAGCGTGTTGTAGCGGATGTGGAAATCGAAGTTGACCTGCGCGCACTCATAGCCCTGGCTGTCGAGCGAAGAGAAATCAGCGGTTTCACGTTCATCGCCGCCAGCGGTATCGGTGGTGCTGGCAATCGAGCCGGACACACCGACGCCGATTTTCTCGCCTTTCATTTCCGGCACCGGCACGATGTTGATGCGGGTCAGAAACGCAGACGACTCCTGCACGCGGGTCATCAGCTTCTGCGTAACGGACGGCTCGAGGCTGAATTTCTTGTTCATATCGTCGATTTCAACACCGTTCAACTCGGCGACGCGGGACATGTAGGCGTTAAATTTAAAGCGGGTATTCTTGCGCATTGGCGCTCCTGTTAATCAGTAATAGGGGTTTCTCTGGCCAGGTGTATCAGCAGTCGGTCTGCACGCTGCCTTTGTTGTCGCCGCCGGTCGCAGGGGGACGACGGTTAAAGCCGCCGTCAGTTTTTGCCAGCATTTCCTGCAGGGTGCTCAGCGCTTCGCGGTCTTTACCGGCTTCCAGCTCCAGCGCCGCAATGCGATCGAAAAAGCTTTTTTCCAGCGCTGACACTTGCTGCGAATGGGTTTCGCCGTTCTTCTGCACCTGCTCCGCGACGGCCGTTACCGCTGCGCTCACGTCGTTAAAGCGCTCGTCGTCGGTTTTCTCTTTGCGGGTAAACAGCTCTTTCACGCGGGACAGCAGCGACGGGCCAGCATCGGCTTCGTCGTAAAACTCGATCAGGGTTTCTTCGGCGGCGGTAAACAGGTTCTCTTTGTCCTGCTTGCGTGAGGCCAGCGGGCTGGCTTTGGCGGTGGCGCTGAAGCTCAGGTATTCCGTGCCGAGGCTTGCCGGGTCGTCGGTCACGGCCAGACCAATCAGATAGGCTTCGCCGGTGTCGGAGAATTTCGGGTTCACTTCAATCGAGGTGTAAACCTTCTGGCGTGCTTTAGTCAGCTCGACCAGCTCAGGCGTGGGATCGATGTAGCCAAACAGCGCCAGCTTGCCCGCCAGCGGGCCGTCGGTGATTTCCTCGGCTTCCACCTTGGTTACGTCACCAAAGCGGCGGAACGTGCTGTCGGCGGCATAACCCTTGATGTGTTCCATGTTGACGCGTGCGCCGTACACAGTGGGGTCATAGTTTTTCGCCATCTGCGAAATCCAGTCGCGGGAAATTTCGCGGCCGTCGGTGGTTGCGCCCTGCACAGCGATGCGGAAACGCTTTGCTTTAGTTGCCATTAATCAGGCTCCGGTCAGTGGGTTGGTTCGGTTCGGGGCCAGTTTCACCGCCGCCACCCGATCCCTCAACGCATGCCCGCCCGCTCATGTATCAGCAAACAGCGAGTGCAGGCGCGCCCAATTTGCCACCGGTAGCCTTACCGGCATGAACATGACACCCGGCACCATCATCAGCGATCCGCGCCGTCAGGCTGCGCTGCTTTACTGGCAGGGATTTTCCGTGCGCCAGATTGCGGAGACGCTCGGACAGAAAACACCGACCGTGCAGAGCTGGAAGCTGCGCGACGAGTGGGACAGCATCGCGCCCATCAGCCGCGTGGAAGCCAGCATGGAAGCGCGGTTGATTCAGCTCATCATGAAAGAGGTAAAGGGGAACGGTGATTACAAGGAGATAGACGCGCTCGGTCGCCAGATTGAGCGGCTGGCGCGCGTTGAGCGCTACCGCAGTAGCGGCAACGAGGCGGATCTCAATCCCAACGTGCGCAACCGCAACAAGGGCGAGCGCCAGCCGGTAATCAAGAACGTATTCAGCGACGAGCAGATCGACAAGCTCACCGGCCTGTTTATGGAGGGCTGCTTTGCGTACCAGCTCGGCTGGCATCAGGCGGGACTCGCGCACCGCATTCGCAATATACTCAAATCCCGCCAGATTGGCGCAACGTTCTATTTTGCCCGCGAGGCGCTGATAGATGCGCTCACCACCGGGCGCAACCAGATTTTCTTATCAGCCAGCAAGGCGCAGGCACACGTCTTCAAAAACTACATCCTCGACTTTGCCCGTCAGGCTGACGTTGACCTGAAAGGCGATCCGATTGTGCTGCCCAACGGCGCGCGCCTGATTTTTCTCGGCACCAACGTGCGCACCGCACAGAGCTACACCGGCAATCTGTACCTGGATGAATATTTCTGGATACCGAAGTTTCAGGAGCTGCGCAAAGTCGCCAGCGGCATGTCGCTGCACAAGAAGTGGCGCACGACGTATTTTTCCACGCCGTCGAGCCTGTCACACAGCGCTTATCCGTTCTGGTCTGGCGAACTGTTTAACAAAGGGCGCCGCAATAAAGATGACCGCATCGAGCTGGATCTCTCGCATTCACATCTGGCGAAAGGCGCGCTGTGCGGCGACGGGCAGTGGCGGCAGATTGTCACAGTTGAGGATGCGCTGACCGGCGGCTGTAACCTGTTCGATATCGATCAGCTGCAGCTCGAATACAGCCCGTCAGAGTATCAGAACCTACTGATGTGTGAATTTGTCGACGATGAGGCCAGCGTGTTTCCGTTCGCCGAGCTGCAGACCTGCATGGTCGACAGCCTGGAGGAGTGGACGGACTTCAACCCTTACGCGCTGCGCCCGTTCGACTATCGCCCGGTATGGATTGGTTACGATCCTTCGCATACCGGCGACAGCGCCGGATGTGCCGTAATCGCGCCGCCGCTGGTGAAGGGCGGCAAATTCCGCGTGCTGGAGCGCCACCAGTGGCGCGGCATGGACTTCGCCGCGCAGGCGCAGTCGATAAAGCAGCTCACCGAAAAATACACCGTGGAATACATCGGCGTGGATGCGACCGGCATCGGTCAGGGCGTCTTTCAGCTCGTGCGTCAGTTCTTTCCGGCGGCGCGCGAAATCAAATATTCGCCGGAAGTGAAAACCGCAATGGTGCTGAAAGCGAAAGACACCATCAGCAGCGGGCGACTCGAATACGACGCGGGCCAGACGGATATCACCCAATCCTTTATGGCGATCCGCAAAACCATGACGGCCAGCGGCAACCGTTCAACCTACGAAGCCAGCCGCAGCGAAGAAGCCAGCCACGCCGACGTCGCCTGGGCAATCATGCACGCACTGCTTAACGAACCGCTTACCGCTGCCAGCGGCGGCGATAACCCTTCATTTATGGAATTCTACTGATGAGCAAACGCAAAGACCGCAGAACATTCAAAGCCCAATCGCAACCATCACCGGCAGTGCCGCAGCCGTTCGAGGCGTTCAGCTTTGGCGAGCCAACGGCAGTACTGGATAAGCGCGATATAATGGATTACACCGAATGCATCCATAACGGGCGCTGGTACGAGCCGCCTGTCAGCTTTCACGGGCTGGCGAAAAGCCTGCGCTCAGCGGTGCATCACAGCTCGCCGCTGTACGTTAAGCGCAACATTCTGGCTTCAACCTTTATCCCGCACCCGCTCCTGAGTCAGCAGGAGTTCAGCAAGTTCGCGCTGGATTATCTGGTGTTTGGCAACGCCTTTGCCGAGCTGCGCCGCAACACGCTTGGTCAGCCGCTGCGCCTTGAAACGTCACCGGCCAAATATACGCGGCGCGGCGTGGAAGATGGGGTGTACTGGTTTGTGGGGGAATGGAAGGAGGCGCACCAGTTCGATGCGGATCAGGTGTTCCACCTTATCGAGCCGGATATTAATCAGGAGCTGTACGGCCTGCCGGAATATCTCAGCGCGCTTAATTCCGCCTGGCTGAATGAGTCGGCCACGCTGTTCCGCCGCAAGTATTACCAGAACGGGGCGCACGCCGGGTACATTCTTTACATGACCGACGCGGCACAGAGCAGCAGCGATATCGAGCGTATGCGGCAGGCGATGCGTGACACCAAAGGGATCGGCAACTTCCGCAACCTGTTTATGTACGCGCCCAACGGCAAGCCGGACGGCATCAAGATTTTGCCGCTCAGCGAAGTGGCAACGCGGGATGACTTTTTCAATATCAAAAAGGCCAGCCGTGACGACCTGCTCAGCGCGCACCGCGTGCCGCCGCAGATGATGGGGATTATTCCTGAAGGAAATGGGGGCTTTGGTGACGTTATTAAGGCGGCGCAAGTTTTTGTTAGGAATGAGCTTACTCCGTTACAGGAGCGAATGAAGGAAATTAACAACTGGGTTGAAACTGAAGTAGTTACTTTTAGTGCATATTCCCTATAAAGCTACAAAGATTGATAGTAACTTGAATAGTTAATAAAAAACCCGCCTGAGCGGGTTTTTTTTCAACTATGCAGCAAGGATGTGCTGGATAGCAATAAACATTGGTTGTGCACCAAAAGCATTTGGTGGCTCATTAAGCTCCACAAACCCTAAACGTAAGTAAAAGTTTACCGCGTCTGGGGCTGCATCCAGATATACACCCTTCACAGGCATTGCATCGTGAATGATTTTGACTTGTTCGAAGAACTCAAGCAACAAATCCTGCCCATAGCCTTTCTTCTGCTCTTTAGTGGCTACGCCAAGCATAACCAACCGCACTACACCCACTTCGCCAGGCATTGAACCAGAAACGACACCGGCCAGTTTCTTCTTTTCAAGCGAATAAGCACTATAAGTGCAGACCCCTAAAAGTTCGCCAGTTTTAGCATTAATTAGGGCTTTAGCTGCGCAGTTGCCATCTTTTACGCTTCCCTTAAGTGAGTCGCGCACGTACTTATTGATTACATCATTACCGCAATCAAATTTTTTATTACCGGGATATGTGATATCAGATTGATAGGCACATACCATTACTTCGCTTACTTCATTTTGCTTGCTTTCCATCGGTCTTTTTTCTCCGCATTAACGCTTGTAAAGCCAGCGTCGGTGCAGCAGGTTCAGACAAGAGTTGGTTCACTTGCTGCCAGCTCTTTTCAGATAGCTGTCGACGGCGCTGGTTATCCAGCACGGTTTCTGCTCTTTCAAGGGCTGCGCTTAAGATAAACGCACTCAAATCCAATCCTGCCGCCGAAGCTGCTTCACGAAGCAGGTCTTTTGAATTACTACTAGTTTTTAGTTCAACCCTCGCATCTTTAACGCTACGAGCGTCGACTGGGAACGTTGCAACTTTTGACATTTTGTAAACCTCTAAATTAATATAAAAACACCTCCTTAAAATGTTACGATAAGTGCCTTATCTTTCGTAACTTCAGATAGTTAGCTCTAAGTTTCATGATATTCTCCAGTTTGTTTCAGTTAAGGACGTGTTTCTTACGCCCGAATGCTTTACCGCTAAAAACGCGGGATAAATTCAATTTCAAATACGGCCATCAGCCGTATGTCGTCAATATAATGATATTGTACATCGGTTGTCAACTTATACGGATGAGAGCCGTACAAAAAACGCATCGTACTGACTCACTTGAAATGAGCATTTCTTCCATATTCTCTGAGTGCCGAACGTAGCCAAAAAATTTTAAAAATCCCGCATCAAAATTCAAACTTGAAAAATTGTGTGTTTCACATCTCTCATGCTTTATAGCCATAATCTCCTTTGAAGCCTGCAAACACGTGTTACCTCATCCGCGCGCAATGCTTTCCCCGCCACGCCTGCCCGCTTCATGCATCGTTTTTAATGCATCTGCATGCCACACCTCATACCGCGCCAGCTGTGGTTAGCAGGGCGATTAGCGATCCTGTTTGGATCATGCAAAATCACGCACCTACATGCGTTCTGCTGCAGCATAAAAAAAGCCACCGAAACGGTGGCTTAGTCGCAATGCTGAAACTTCCAGGCGATCATTCTGCCTGGCAGTAGATAGCGTCCTGGTAAAATGAGGTGTCAATCGAACCGGCGATGTCACTGATCATCGACAGTGCCATTTTCAATTCATCTTCCTTGCAGTGTGCGATGAGTGATACGTCGGCTACAAATTGGATTCTGGCAACGGTCTCGCTCAGATTATCGATGTCCATCAGCTAATTAATTCCTTATCAATAAAATACACTGTATGTATAAACAGTATCATGGCGTTAAGGAATCGTAAACAATCGTATGGCTCGGATTTGTCCGACCGATGGATTATTGAACATTACAGCTTTTTCGATGCTGAGCGGCCAATGCCTCGAACCGCTGCAGGGCGGTAGAAGGTTTTCTACGTTCAACGAAAAGATGGCCGCTTGTTCCACTCCAGAATATTTGCGCGCCAACTTTGAGTTTGTGCCCCATCATCATGCGTGTAACTTCGCCTTCGGTAAGGGTAAGACGTGAGACATCATAAAAGCTGTCTTTAAGCTGCTTACGTTGATCGCGATATTTATCAGAAACCGGCGCCTGTCGTTTTTTTCGCGGTTTTGCAGGCGTGCTTTCATGCAATCTCTTCAAAATACGTCTTCTCTCAGTGCGGGTCGGCGAGCGCGTGAAGTCGATAGGGGGATCATCATCCGGCGGGGCCGTACAGTTATTGACAGAACTCCAAGAGGACGCGGACGCGCCCTTAACGTCAACGGCCAAATCAACGGCACGCTTCGGCACAATCTTCCATTGCGTCAATCTGGTTAGAATCGGCGTATCTGCGCCCGCGTCTGTGGCATAAACGCCTTTGATGCGCACGGTTTCCTCGCCGTAAGCGTTGAGATCTTCGCTTGGTTGATACCAGGTGCGCACGGCCAGTTCATCACGACGAACAAATGCGCCGCCTTGTGCGTTAACGTAGCCAGCCCAATCGCCAGCATCTGCTGCGTCATGCGCAGCAGCGAACTCGATGCTGAGTCCGTGAGCGGTTTCGCTGTCGGCCATGCGACGTAACTCACGGTAGACCGTGACCGGCGCGCCGCCGATAAACTGGAACTGGCGAATGTGCCAACGTGCTGCCCATGCCGAAACGGCTGAAGCAGTTTCTTTCAGCTCTTTACCGCTCTCGTCGTCTAGCTCGCCGTCGAGCGCGTAGCCATCGATATTTTTTGAGATGTATTTCGCCACGTAGCCGGTGGCGCTGCCTTTATCGGGATCGATGGCTTCGGCATGAAAGCGCGCTCTGCGGGCCTTTTCGGTGGTAAGCTCATTGCCATCTTCGCGCCATGCATAGTCGCTGATCACCTCACGTACGCGATCAACATTTTCAGGCAGCATAAACATCAGCATGTGCCAATGTGGAGTTGCATCGTGATGGGGCTCGGCAACACGAATACCGAATATGCGGATTTCTTCGCGATGCAGTTTGGCGCGAATTTTCTGCCACACGTTGCACAGATAACGCTGCGTGTCTGCCGGGCTGGCACCATTCCACTTGCGGTTACGATGACCGGTCTTGATAGTGGCGTGGTAGCGAGACGGGGCGGTAACTGTATAAAAATCGCCGACAAAACCCATCTCGTTGCAGATATTTTCAAATCCGCGAATGCGATTCATCAACTCGCAGCGTTTAATGGCGGGATTCGACACGCTGGAATCAAACTTGTCGATTAAGCTGATCCTCTCACCGGTTTCCTCATTCTCCAGCTCAAGCCCTTTCAGAAACTCTCGCGTGCGGCGCTTTTGCTCGCGCCACTCCGACACCGTCATATTGCTGGCATAGGGTGTGTGTTTTTTGCTGACGTTAGCGAGGGCGATTTGCAGATGTTCACGCCATGATGCCGCGATACGACGCAGGCGACCTTTCCACCATTTCTCGGTTTGCATGCGCATGATCGCAGGGGTTACTTCTTCTGGGTCGAATAAGCGTGACGTGACTTTTTCCCACAATGGTGGTGTCTGGTTGAACTCGCGAGTGATGGTGGCGGCGGTCATGTAAATGCGGTGCGAGTATTTGTAATCTGATTCGTTGTCAGATTGAGCATGCGCCTGCACCAGTTCAGCTAGGGCAAAGTTGGCAATGTCGCCAGCCAGCAAATCAACATCGGCGCGAGCCATATCAGGCAAGCGGTTAAAACGACGCATTAACTCCCATAGCGCGCCACTTGCTCTGGCTGCACCATTTGCTTTGTCTGAATTATTAGTGAGTAGAGTTTGCGTACCGGCCTTCATTCCGATGAGGCGATACTTGATGTTCACACATTCAACGCGTGGCAATGTGCGCTCGACAAAAGTCTTCGTTAAGTACGCATTGGAACGAATTTCACCCTGTGACTTTTCAAGTTCGGCCATACGCCGTTTAATATCAAACTGAACAATCTGAGGTTGTTTTTCTAGCAGGTGATGAGCTTGAATCAGCTTGGCTATTTGCTCAGCTTTTTGAGCATTCAGATGATTACGATGGTGAATCTCATCATACGTGGGATAGGGGCTGGTAATGGCTTCCCGTGGAGCATTCCACGGGTAAGCATAATTCTCTGACATCAGGCTTTGGCCTGCAGATGTTTCACGCGATGTTCTTCAATCTCCTGACAAGAAACGCAACGAGTAACGCCAAGGTAGGCGCGACGACGCAATTCTGGAATTGGGGCGTCACAGTCTTCGCAGAAGGATGCGCTGATAGCTGGAGCGCGATTAACGATTAAAGCAATGTTGCGTTCAAGCATTTCCTCGGTGCGCTGCTGCACTATATCCATTGAATCAGCCATCAGTGCGTCTCCGCGATTTGTGTTTGGATCTTTTCGATTTCCTGATGGAGCAGCTCAGCGGCTTCAATCGGCGATAATTCGTCGTGCCGGATTTTCGCAGCGAGGATGTTCAGACGGTTGACCATTAGGTCAGCACGACCGCGACGTTCTTCTTTACGCGCATCATTCAGCATCATGTCGAGATCGATGCATGAAGCCATTTGTTTAGGTTGGGATGAATTATTTAGCATGTAATTTCCTGTTTTTGGGCAAAGTGAATCCCGGCGGGTTTACGCAAGTTAATTGCTTGGGTTATTTAGTTAGAAAGCGTCATTCGTTTAGGAAATAAACTCACGACGGCTTTTAATTGGTTCATTGCACGTATGACGGCGGTTTTTTCATCGGTGCTTAATTCGCTAAAATCGGCGCTGTGTCGGTCTTTGCCAATATTTGCCAGGAAAAAGATGGCGCTCAGTGCGCGCTTATTGTCCTGATAATTGCTGTCTCTAACATCACGCATTGAGTCGAAGAATCGCGATAAATCCTGTTCACTGTCGCCGCCCTTAAATTGCGAGCGCAACAACGCAACGTGATTGAGTGCCGCGACACGTTGACCGGCGCTCAGTTCGACAAGCATTGAATCGCCTTCGATAGCCATGACTTGCCTCTCTTGAGTGTTGCTTGATTTCGTGGTGCGCTTGAAACCTCTTTAACCGGATGCCAGCGCTTACCGTTGTCACCTAAAATCCAGCCATGTCCGTAGGACATTGATGGGCTTTGTCTTTTGAGCTGTGCAGCAAATGAAATCATGACTGCACCTCAAACCACGCCAAACGACGCGCCAAGACCGCTTATCGCATCGACTGTTGAAGACAAAGCTGGGTTTGCCTGTATGCGCGCCTGGACGGCCAGTGCGGCGAGTGTTAAACAACGAATACCGCTGTTAACGTTTTGCAGCAGGCTACGTTTGCAGCTCGCGCTCAATTGCTCAGTGGAAATTGCGCCAGCCGCTAACTGCCCAACCTCAGCGGTGGCTTTCATCACATACAGCGGCAGTTTGTCGTTGGCAACTTCGTTGACCGGCACGCATGGCAAGCACTGGATTTGCGCAAGTAAGCCATCAATGAGCGTCGCGTCTTCTGTGACATCGGTAAGCGTCAGAACCTCATGCACTGTCAGCTGATGTGGCTGATCTGGGTTGAGCTTGTTACGCAGAGTTTGGGCGCGCATTCCGGATTGCTTAGCGACGTCTTCCATGTTGTGTGATAAAGCGAATTTACGGCAGGCATCGTCATAATGCGCATGGGTAGAAACCTTGAAATCAAACATGTGCAAATAGCCCTCAACTTGCAAAATCAAGTTATGGTTTAATGTAGCGACATTTGATTGCCTGTTGACGATTCTTTTCGCGCCAGGCAGCAACATTGATAAGCGGATTGCCATGTTTGGTCATGGTGGTTTCTACCACTTCACCGGTCTTACGGTTGGTGCGGTTCTGTGTGTAGGTGAAGGATGGAGTAGGGGCAAGCAGCACAACGCCGTTAGCGATCCATTTCTCAAGGACGGATAGGCTGATACGGTTAGCGTTTGCGAAGTCCTGCTTGGACATGGTCGGTGACGTTGCTAACGTGACAGCTTTGTTTACAGCGTCGTTAACCGCTTCGCTGATGACAGGCATTAAAATTGCAGCGATATTGGCAATAAAATCTTGAGATTGCACTAAGTCAAATGCGTTCTTGCTGTTTGCATTTTCAGTATGCATAACGCAGTATCTCCTTTTGATCGTTTTGTTCTACGGTGTGTCATGTGGTGTGTTACATCCTAGATCAACAAATGATGTCTAGTAAACAACAAATGTTTATTTATTTGGTGGTGTATGGATTTTAGCAAAGGTTCAGCCTTAGAAATTGTTGAGCGTCTTTCGTCTGCATATGGCGTTGCAACACAGAAAGCGTTGGCCGAATGCCTGGGTGTGCCTGCTGCGAACGTAAGTAACTGGGTGCAGCGTGATAGCGTTCCAGGCAGCGCGTTCGTGAAATGCGCATTAGATACGGGGAGTGATCTTCATTGGCTAACAAGCGGAAAACTTGCAAATGCAAATATAGACGCTTCGCCTAATTCCCTTAATGGTGAAGCTCTTTACACTGAAATCACTTCAAACGGTGGCAAACCAGTTTTGCGTCGCATCATGGACGCCTACGGCTTCACTCTACAAAAACAACTGTGTGAACTGCTGGGAATTTCATCTGGCACGGTCAGTACTTGGGTGCGGCGAAACTACTTTCCCGGGGATGTAGTGGTGACGTGTGCGCTCGATACCGGAGTCTCACTGCAATGGTTAGCAACAGGAAAGGGCTCACTACAAAATAAATCAAATAGTCTACAAAGTGTGAACTCTTCAGTTCCGCGTAAAAATCTTGTAGCAGGAATTTTGCAGGAGGCCGAATTCTGGGAGATTAATTTAGGTTTTATCCCCCACGCGGTAAGTAAACCTGTTTTTATTACGAGTAACATGGGCGCATGGATTGTCGATGTGAGTGTGGATGAAATTAGTAATGGTCGATGGTTGCTGGGCATAAACGATAAATATGATATTTATGATGTTGCAATTTTACCGGGAAATAAGATTAATGTAACAAGCATTGGCGCGAATTTCATTTGTAAATCTGATGAGATTGATGTTGCAGGTAAGGTTATATTGACGATAGATTTCAATTTTTAATTTAACTATAAGTTTCCTTGTGAAAATGGAGTGGCAGCTATGTTTCAGAGTGAGATTAGACAAGGCACCATAAATGAATTGTTAGAAAAAGTGAAAGCAAAAAAATATGGTAAGTACCTCCTCAAAATTAATATAGATAAAGCAAGATCAATTAATAATAAAACAATCACTTTTGATTTTCCTGTGACTGCCATTGTTGGACCTAACGGGGGCGGGAAATCAACCATAGCCGGTGCGGCTGCTATTTTATATAAAGAAGTCGCTCCAGCTCAATTTTTTGCTAAGAGTGGTGCATACGATGCTAGTATGCAAAATTGGAAAATTGAGTACGAGGCTATTGATAGGGGGGTTCAGAAAAGTAATGATACTGTAAAGCGCACTGCTAAATACCATAATCTTAAATGGGCTAGAGGAACTCTCGATAGAAGCGTACTAATTTTCGGTGTAATCCGTACTGTGCCAGCCTCGGAACGAAAGGAATTAAAGCGCTGTGTATCAAATAATTTTATTGTTCGCCCAGATCGAATAGAAGGTTTATCAGAAATCGTTGCACTTTCAGTCTCTGCAATACTTGATAAAGATGTTTCAGAATTTAAACATATGAAAGTTGATGAAAATGGAAATGTAACATTGTTATCCGGGGTGAATAAAACCGGAGATTCATTTTCAGAGTTTCATTTTGGTGCTGGTGAATCAAGTATCATTAGGATGGTTCTTCAGCTAGAAGCTGCTGAGGATCATTCTTTAGTCATAGTTGAAGAGATTGAAAATGGTCTGCATCCAATAGCTACAATAAGGATGGTTGAATATCTTATAGAACTTGCAGAAAGGAAAAAAATACAGGCTATCTTTACAACACACTCTAATGACGCATTAATACCTCTTCCCAGTGAGGCTATATGGGCCTCAGTTAATGGACAGTTATATCAAGGTAAACTCGACGTCAAATCGTTACGCGCAATAAGCGGACAAATAAATTCAAAGTTAATCATATTTGTTGAAGATGAGTTTGCAGCAATTTGGGTAAAAACAATCTTAAACTTTATGCCAAATGTTGCTATTGATGCGATTTCCATTCACGCAATGAAAGGAGATGGGACTTCAGTCAAAGTGCATGAAAACCATAATATAGATCCTAGCGCACAACAAAAATCGTTATGCATCATTGATGGTGACTCGTTACAGCTTGATTCAGATGAAAAATTGATCTTTCGACTTCCTGGGGCAGGGCCAGAATCAACTGTATATAACTCTATATTGAATAGCATTGATGATTTGGCTGGTGAACTGGCTGTTCAATTACTCAAGCCGTTTGAATTCCAAGAAAAATTGAAAGAAAAAATGGCGAGTGTTAGAAATACAAACCGTGACTATCATTTGTTGTTCAGTCAGTTAGGTCGGGCTATCGGATTAGTTTCTGAGTCCCGAGTAAAAGAAGCATTTCTGACTCAATGGTGTGTTAAACATAAAGATTTTATTGATGAGTTATACGTGAAAATTTCACAGTATTTACCTCTCGAGAGTGACGAGGTGGAAATAAAACAATCTTGATATGAACAAGCCAAAGTTAGCTGCTTTGGCTTATTTATTTGTGATTGAAATATCTCATTTTTCATTTTTATTATTAATAATTCTTTCATCCTTGTCAGTTAACAAAATGGTTGATTCTTCAGAAGGTAAGTGAGTTTGATATACGTTCGCACTGAAAAAAGCTAAACGATCACGAGATGTTGTCTCAAATGATAGCGATACATTTCTACCCATCAGTATAGTCAGCCCACTGTCGAAAAAAGCAGTTGTAAGTTTGATTCTTTTAAGAAAAGGGAGCTTTTCAGAGAAAATGAATAATTTCATAAAATCAATCCATTGCAGGGCAAGATGGAATATTATAGACGAGATTAAAAATGAACTCGACGAATTAGGACAAAAAAATGAAAGAGGTCCTATATGTTTGTCTGTTGGTAATCTGGAGTACTTAAATATTGCATTACCGATAGCAACAGCTCTTATTGGAGGAGTGACTGGCATATTAGTAGCTTTTGTTAATCGAGGTAAAAAAGTGCGAATTGTGTTCGATGGCGATGCCATAAAAGAAATCGATGCATCAAACTGTAATCCTGATGAACTCGTTGCCACAATTCAAAAGATTAAAGCTATAGATATCTTAGACTAAACACTCACAAGAATTGAGCAGCCACTTCATCGCCAATGCAGCACTTAACTATATGAAATATAAGGCCGAAAATAGTATTCGGTCTTTTTTTATCTGCATAATAATGAATTGTCTGCACGCGTTAGGCTTACCTTTATGCTGGCATCTACACTTAATTCTCTTAGCAACTCAGGAGGATTTATGTCTGATAGACCGATTGAAGCGGATGAGCTTGAAGAAGATACTAAGGTGAAGCCGGATGAGCATGAAAAAGACGATGAGAGTCTGGCACCGGAGTCGGGCGACAACCAGCCTGATTGA